ACAAGTATGACAGGGAACGCCATTAAATTGCCATGAACCACAGCTCTTGCACCTGCTAACTGTATTGTCGCTTTGCTTCATAGGCTCAGCTTCATTCTTGACCCCCACGCAACCACAATCCTTGCATTGATAGATAGCAAATCCCTTAGGCTTGTTTTTCCATTCAATTTCGATGTAATCGGTGTTGCGTTTGCAGCCATTACACTTAAACTTCACGCTTAATCAATTCATGACATCTAAAGCATGTGCCATCTTTGAACACTCGATCATCTCCACACATATCACATGTAATTATGGATTTGACCAAATGAGCTCCATTGTCATCAAGTTCAACTGTCCAACCGCTGCCATCAATAAATGCTATGTATCCCATTATTCACCCCCTTCAAAATACCAATGTCCTTGAGCTGTCATCTTTGCCCACTTAGCATGATCTTTATTTGATGCCTTGCAAACATAGCCATAATAAGGCTTGCCTGTCTTAGCCACACCTTGCTTCAATATATGACCAGCACTACAACAAACTGGTGGCTCGGCTGGTGTTGATTTGCCTATTGCATCAACGGCTTTTTCTATATTCCATAATTGCGGATCTTCTTGCTTATTCTCAACTTCAAAAGATTGGCGTAGTGCATCCTCGACAGCTGCTGATCTACTGCCGGGACTGCCATACCTGCGTTTTTCTAGTTTTTGCTCATAAACATTTTTGTCTGCTGCTTCTACTTTGGCCATCTCTTCTCGGCTCGCACGTTTTCCTTTAGCTGCAAAACCAACATTTGCAAGCGCACGACCGATCGCTGAAGTTTCGCAATTCTCCAATGCAGAAGTGCTATTAACACCCTTTTCCGAAATTGTTTCAGAAGCAAGTCCAGTCGAGCATGGCTTGGGATCTGCTTCCGTTTTGAATAATTTAGCACCAACAATGAATCTAGTGTTTGATGCCTCCATAAGTTCTGTTTCAATTCGTCCATCTGGGTATTCCTTCCACCATTTGTGCAATCTTTCATCGACTGTTTCATAGTCTTGTAAATTAAACATTAATCCTGCCAATCTAAAGCGTTGTCCTGCATGGCTTCATGGCAGGTTTTGGATATAGCAATATACGCAACTGCGTCTTTGTAATTATCGTCAAGTTCTGGACTTTCGACTGATCGACTGATCTTGACCAGTGCCATACACATAGCCACTTGGTTTGACGTAATTGGAAAATGCAAATAGGCCGACCATAACTCCGCAATACGGCTGTGCTGACTGTGCGGATGGCCGTAATGTGCGCCCCTTGCATGGATGAGATCTGTTGCATCTGCAAATAATTGCTCAGTTTTTGTCATAATCGAAAACTGTTTCTGCTCTTAATTTGCGTATTTTTTCGTAATGCTCATTAGCAGATTTCCAACCACTAGATCTGCCAGCCCAATAACCATTTTGGTAATGGACATCAATTCGCCAGCTGTAAAGCATGGACAATGCCAAGCCAATACTGCCACCGATAATAAAACCTAACCACCATAATTCAGCCATTTGTAGCCCTACTTTCTATGCGCACGCTTTGTGGCATATCAATAGTGTTACACCTGTGTATGACTTTGTGAATGATTTAGGGGATATTTTTGATAACGATTTGATAACGTTATTTGTAAAGTTTACCCTCAAATATAAAACTGCCGTCTGCATTAATAGGTATAGTTATTACCTGAACTTTACGCTCATGTATGTAAGCTACGGCAAAACCTTGCTGCCAATTTGCATAACCTCTTGTGTATGCCATGCCTGAACTGCTTAAATCCACCATATTGCCGACCTCAACACCCCACACAGTACGCCCTAATTGGCCTCTAGATGCCTCTGTAAAGGCCGAAACCCCTAGTCTGTGGGTGTGCCCACACACCACGCTTTTTCCAAGCCTCCTAGCCCCATTTAAGGCCGTTTGTCCAGGTATTTGGCTAATAGGAAAAGAGTCGCCATGAACTGCCGTCCAGCCGTGAGCCCAGTCGAGGCCGTAAGGGTGGAATTTGATTTTAAGTTTATCATATCCCATAAAACGCTCATACTGCATTTCGGGTAGGTTGAGGAATGATGGCAGTCTGCGCTTAATTGATTTGTAAAGTCTGATTCCATGATTACTTCCTAGTACATCTGTTACTCCCAAGTAACTTAATACTTCTTGGGTTTGTTTTCTATCGTCATTTATATTGCCCACCATCTCATCAATAGTGCCAGCATTAAAACCGCCTAGCTGTGGTAGATCAATTTCATCACCGATACAGATAGTTCTATGAGGCCGCCACTTGGCTAAAAAACGGCCTACTGATTTTACACTTGCTTCATTAAAAAAAGGAACTTGCAGGTCTGACACGAACGCAATTCTGCGCACTTATTCCTCATCCTCGTAGGGGTCATGGTCTGGATTAACCGGATTAAAGTCTGGGCTAGATGGCACTAGCCAGTCTGGGAAAGCATTACGATCACACATACCTAAAGCCTGGTCAGCTGGAAAGCCTGCACGCCTAAGACTTAAATAAAACTCACGTAATGCTATGGCATAGGTATCTAACTTAGTGTTGATCTGCTCATGGGTGTATTTACCCTTGCGCTTGTTTACCTTGTTGCGTTTACGTGCAGTAGCCATATTGCTATTGTCGCTTACTTATGATAATGAACAGTTCATCGACACGCTGTTCTAATCTAGTTAATTGATCTTTCATGCTAGAGCCACCATTTGGTCGCAGCTCGTTTAGCCAACCTTTAACTAAAAAACGTAGTCCGATCAGCACGCTTGTTAGCACGGCGCAAACGCCAGCAAAAAAGCCAGCCCATTCTCCAGGACTCATTTGGCATTAACACCATAATCAGCTTCTTGTCCAGATGTAGGATCAATGGCTTTGATTAGTGGCCCAACTAAACTGGCTAATAATGCGGCATAAGCAGGATGCATGTCAGCTGCAATAGCGAGCGCACATGCAATTCCACTAGATGCCACAGCTCTTAAATAAGATTTAATTGCTGCTCTGTGTTTTCTTGATAGTTTCATATCTTGCCCCCTAGTAGTGGTATATCGAAAGGTCTGCCATCTTTGTCGCCTGCTTTTGTAAATGAACAATGTATGTGTCGCTTGTGTGGGTTAATGCCACGATACCTGCGCCACTTAAAGCCCATAATTCTTGATGCAATAAAACCATTGTGTATTACGTAAGATATACGTTTATCGGTTTTAGCACAGACTCGGATTTGGTCAGCCAAATATATTGACAGCTGCTCGGATGAATCCAAGCGAGAATCAACATCAATGGCTCGGACAATCCCATCTGCGTCTGGATTATGATCCGATTTGGTGGCGGAATGACGAGCATCACCAAGCCACCCATCACTGGTAGTCCTGCGATCTGGATACCAGGTATCAATCTGATCTCTTAACTGCACTCCAGCTGCACATAGCCAGGTTTTCATTAGCCTAAAAGTATTCTTGCTTCTTCTTCGGTAATACCTAACCTAGATAACAATTCAGCACGTTTGGCTGCTTTCGCTTCTGCTTCGGCTTTTTCTGCCAACGCATTTGCTTGGTCAATTTCATATTGAGCAAACTCAACATCATTCATTTCTCTATCTATAAATTCGCCATTACCTTGATATATTCTTGTTATTGGTCTTGTCATATTATGATACTCCGTAAATTAGAATTGAACCTGATGTAAAATTTCCAGTTTTAGGAAAAAATGTTAAAGTGGTGATTGCGCCAGTTTGATTATATGCACCATAATAAATTTGATAATTTAATTGAGTTGGATCACTTGCGCCATTTGCTAAACCTAATGCTTCTGTAATTTTCCAAGTCGCAGTATTTGCATAATCATAAATATTAACAAACACTAATCCTGTTGCTGTACTGTTGTCATTACCAACACAAATCCGTATAGAGTCACCACCAAAAGCAGTGTTTACTGTAGAGTTATTAATGCTGGAATAATATCTTGTATTTGAATCAGAATTAAATCTCATTTGTAATTCTTCACCATCAGTTGCGGGTTTGTAATTTCTTACAATAAGCGCAAGATTTTTATATGTTCCTGCAATACTTGAACTGGTAACACTTGCACCTGATAATGATAAAGTTTCTAACAAAGTCATACCACCACTTGATGGTGTAGCCCAACTTGGCACACCCCCTGAAACTGTAAGGACTTGTCCGGTGCTACCAATTCCGAGTCTAGCTGGTGTTGATCCACTTGAAGAATAAATGGTATCGCCAGTAGTCGTCATAGGATTAGTCATTCCAGAAGTTTGACTAATATCAAAAAATATAGCGGCACTAGCAGATGTAAAATAAAGTGTGCCACCTTCATATTGACTTAATGCTAAACTTCCATGAGTACTTACTGTTGCTGTACCAGCTGTAACTGTGCATGTGCCAGCACCCCAGTTTTGAATAAATACTGTGTCACCTGCTGAAAATAATCCTGTGTTAACAGTTATTGTTGTTGATCCTGCTGCATTCATAGCTACAACAGTGCCAGCATCTGCCGCTACTAAAACATAATTTGCAGTCTTAGCAGTAGCCGATCCACCACCCATAGCGGTTTGTTGTAATGAAGTCATCTGAGCAGCTGTTAAAACCTGCCCAGTAGTAAAAGTCTGTTTAGCCATTATACTCCTTAGTAACTTAGGACATTATAGTCTAAAGTGCCATAAATGTTATTATTTAGGATAAATGCATCTATAACGGGCTCTAGTGTCGTAAATGTGGTTTTCCAACTATTCGGGGTGATATTCATGGCCACCCCAAAAATCTGTAAAGTTTTAGTCAATACGCTACCGCCAGGCTGGGTAGTACTGACTGTAATTGGATCAAAGAAATCTAGATTTAGAGCCGCAATTATGCCGCTATTGTAGTCAGGCGTGTATAAATCTAAAGTTACTGAATCTACACGTATTGAAGTTTCGGCTCGACTAGCCACATAAGCCTGAGCATAGTCCAGCGCTACTGCATCTGTTTCCATAATTAAGCCATCTAAGAAATAGCTATGTAAAAAATATTTGTCTATAGAATTTTGATCTGTGGCCACCTGTGCTGTGCCACCTAATCTACTTATAGTAGCTTTATTAAATATCAGCACATCATTTAATATCCATTGTGCATCGACATAGGATATGCCTGTACCATCATCATTAAATACTGTAGGTGTATCACCAATAGAGCCAGCTGTAACTGCTCTGTCTTGAAATACAAAGTTGCCGGATTCATCTACATATAGTGCGCCATATTCTGAATCTGCAACAGTCTGCATGGCTTGTAATGCTGTGCGGTTAGTGCCTGGATCATTCTGTAATGTAGTTAAACCTGTATCTACATCACGCATGGTGGCTGGCCAAGAAATTTGGTCTAATATGTTATTAATACGAGCCCCAGATAATTGTCCAGCGCTTGTGCCAGTTACTGTGCTAATTTGAGCATTGAAAGCTAATCTAAAAGCATCTACAGCTTGTATAGTTGTATATGCCACGTCTTCGGCTTCTCTAGGATATGTTGTAACGTAACTTGTAATATAGCCAGTAAATATAGGATAGGTAATTGTGTTATATGTAGCAGTAATCTGCACCTTCTTCATAGGTGTCAAATATGTGTAATAAGGGCTAGATGGATTTTGTGGGTTAAAATCGCCATTTTGATCTACTATGCGCAACGATAATGTGCCAGTTTGAAATTGATCGCTTAATGCATTACGGCCACGCTTAGTTTCAATTCTGTTTATTTGATCTGATACATCGACAATAATAGATGCTGAGTCTGACAAAATATTAACATCTAATTGGCCTTGATCTAATATTAAAGCCTGAGCAAAACTTGGGCCAGTGCTAAAGTTTATATAAGCATTTACTACTGGTACAGCCATTATAATCCGCCAGCAATACCATAAGACACACCTGACTTTTGAGCTATCTGTAGGCTCTCAGCTATAAGGGCTGCAAATCTATCACCTGTGGCTTGTGTATCTACAGTTATTTTTAACTCAGCCATAGATCGTTCTTCTCCACGTCTGAAGAAACTTGGATCAAACACGCTGCCACCTAATGTGCCTGTTATTTCACTTGCACCACTACCAGCACTAACAGCACCACCAGTAGATAATTTGTCCAAACCTGTTACATCAAAACCTTTCATGCTCATACTTAATAAAAATGCAGCAATCTTTGCATTCATTAATTTGACTGATTCTAATGCTTGATCGTATGTGGCTGCTAATTTTTTGGCTGCTTCGGCTGCTGCTAATTCAGCTAATATCTTCTTTGATAATGCTTCGTTATTATCTAATATGGCTATCTTGGCTTGCAATCTTAATTTAGTTTCAGCATCTGTGGCTTCATTAAGTGCTTTAGTATATCCAATCCGTTCAATATCAAACTGATCTCGCAACTTATCAACGGCTGATTTTTCTTTAAGTGTTGTTACTTCTTGTTTCTTTAATGACACCAATTCTTTACTGGCTTTGATCTCTTGTGCTCTTTGGGCTTTTAATATACGACCCATAGTGCGTTCTTGGCCACCACGATCTACCTGATTACGACTTCTAGCACCAAGTTCTCTAAACCCACCTAGATATGCACCAACGACTGGTATTGCTTCTAATGTGAATAACTTATTGACGCCAGGTATGCTTTTAAGTTTATCCACTACTACTGCTATGCCCCTAGCTGTATCAGCTGTGGCTTTAGCAAAATCTTCCATGCTAGTTGCAAGGTTATCTATAGTCTTATCATCTGCCAGCGTAGTCAGCGCATCTACTATACCCTCGCCTATGATCTCTTTAGCTGTTTGTGCTCTAACAGTTAATAAATCTATTTTGCCAGCATAGGTAGTTAATCTAGCCTGAGCCTGACCGCCAAACTTATTGTTTAACTCACCTAATATCTTGTCCATATCGCCAGTCTTTAACGTGGCTTTGGTCAATCCTGCATTAAGTCTGCTTAAACCTGTTGTTTGCCCTGCAAATCCTTTGGCTAATGCAGCTGTAACCTCAGTTAAAGATTTGCCTGTGGCTGCTGATACGTTTAATGCTGTATTTAATGCTTCTTGGCTTTTTGTGATAGATCCAGTAACAGTTAATAATTGCTGAAATGCTGGCCTTAATTGATCATCTACCACACCTGTAGTGTTTTGTAAATTGGCTATATATCGCTCGATAGGTGCTGTGGCAAATGCAAATCCAGTATTTTTTAATTGTTGCTCTAACGATTTGGCTGCCTTTTCATCTGCTGCAAATGCATTAACGGCTGACTTGCTAAAGCGCATGAGTGCCCTAGCTGAGAATGCAGCACCAAAAGTTTTGGCGAAATTCTTAATTTGCAGATCAAATGCACTTACATCTTTTTTAGCCTTTTTTAATGCCTTGCCATTCCATGTGGCCGATGCCGCTACATAAATATTTGCCACTATGCCACCTTCTTAATTTCTGTACGTCTAGTAAATGTTGCAGCACTATCATCTATGGCTTTTAATATTGCTTCATAAACTTTAGGGCTTGTTTTAGCCCATGCTTTGTAAATTAATCGGCCTTGTTGTTTACGACCACCAGCACCACGAGCGCCAGGTATTCTGGCAGGTTTTGTTACTGGCTCTAATGCTGCAATAAATTGCTGACTAGCAAATGGGTTATTGCTTTGATATTCTCTAAATGCTCGGCTCTTAGGTGATGCTAATGTGTAAGTACCGCTAGCACCTTTACTTGGTGTCATCTGAAATGCTGCCCTGCCATTAGGATTCAATCTGCCAGCAGTTTCGTATATTGATCCTGCTCTACTTACGTTATATACATATTGGCTAACTTGCCAGCCATTTTTACTAGCTGTATTTTTACCAGGATTATAGCCAATACCTGCTCTTACATCACTAGCATTATATTTTGGAAATGGTCTGTAATTGACAGCTGACTTTAATGGTTTTGCCCAGCCACTTAATACACCAGTATTGCCAGGCACATAACTTTTAGCTGTTTCAGCCACATCACGCATTAATGGATCAATGGCTGTTGCGACTTTAATTCGAGTATCTTCGTCAAAAAAACTAAGGCCGTTCACAACGTCTTTAACGCCTACGACCTCGACTGGCATTTTTGACCCTCTCTGCTCGATCCTTTAATACCTGGATAATTGCCTGGTACATATCCGAGTCCATGTTAATAAACTCGCTAGGCGGTATCTGCGTTTCTACAGCTAGTGCTGCAATACTGTAGGTTAAAGAATCCCGCCTAATTATTTTTTTTCTTCGTCTAACACCTCTACTGTGTCTAAGGTATCTATAAACTCAATACCAAAGACAGGTACAGTTACATTAGCCCTGCGTAAGCATTCCCATGCAAGCCAGTAAATCTCGGTTTGCCGTTCGTGGTCACGCAGGACTTTAGATATACCTGCGCCATATTTCAATTCAAATGCATACTCAACACCTGGCGTAATCTTATGTTCAGTAGATTCCCCAGTAACCCTAGTGACTCGTAGCTTTGCCATTGTTTAACTCCTTAGGCTGTAGTAACTGTAATAACGCTGTTGCAGGTAAATGTGATGCTTTGGCTAGATATATCTGCCACTGATCCATTTACGTTCTGTAGGTTATTAACTAATACTGTAGTGCTGTATAGCGGATTGCTTGCGCTGGTTGCAGCTGATGTCTGCTTAATTGTTAGCGGCACAGTTGTACCATAAGCAGCACGTAGTGTCTGTATGGTTGCGCTTGTTGCGTTGTCGTTTAAGAAATCAAGCGTCACTGTTGATGCTTCCAATCCTTTTACAAACTTGTGGGCTGTATCCAATTTGTTACACCTTGCGGTGGGTAAGTCATTTCTGCTTACCTCTGTATCTTTACCATCGATACAGGTCAGACTATATCTTCACCCTATGACTAGGGGCTGCACGTGTAGTCGTTACGGACTCTCTGCTTTCGCAGGTTGCCTCGGTATTAGCCTTTTAGGTGGCCTTCACCGATATAGTGCAGTGCTTGTTGTCTGCTTACGCAGCAACTGGGCAATACGCTTTACCCATAGCTGTAATTTCAAGTTCGTCAAATGACTGGTTAATTGTTACAGCTGTAACATACGCTGAAATATCAACGCTGTTAAGTGTAACAACTGCGGCATTATTTAGAAATACGGCCATTGTTACTCCTTGTCCTTATCTTTAGTTGATGGTGCTGGTTTATCTGTTATTTGGCCAATCTTTTTTAGAAAGGCTAAATCCTCTGGTGTTAGGCTCATGTTTAACTCCAACTCGTTAGTATTGATACTGTTATTTCTGACACCAATAAATCGCCACTTTGAGCAGCTACAATTTGTGGTGCTGAAATGCTAGATATGTTTAAGTCTAATGTAGATGCAGCAAGTTTTGTTACAACTGCCACAATGTAATCTTCTATTCCGGCCAAATTGCCTTGATTGTCTAATGCTGGCTTTGTCATTAAAATCTTGAAATTTGCTAATGGTGCAATAGTGGTACGATCATTATTTGTTGGTACAATATAAGGATCACCTGGCGTAATTACAACTGCATTAGCAAGTAATGTAGCTGGTGGAAATGCAAACACTGACCAAACACCAGCATTTGTTAAATCAGTTGCTAGTGTGCCACGTAATGTTGTAATCGCAGCTGGCATGTTATCCTACTAATGAATTAGGATTTGAATACGGCTGGATGAGGCCACGCACTCTATTTATCAGCTGATAGCCCATGCGATAAGGGCTGGCAGTAACCCCATCCATGCCCACCCCACCAGTTTGGCTTACTTGCCTGGCTTGCCATATATCCACTGCAATTATCATGGCAGCTTCTCTTACAGCAGGTGTCGCAGCATAATCTGTTTCTTTTGTGTCAGGCCCTACGGCTTTACCACTTGGAATAATGCGGTGGAATGGATCATTTGCATGTGTTTCTGCAAACTGAATAATTGAATATCCTGTTGGATAACTGCTAAATGCGTATGTACTCCAAAATGCTGTTGCGATTGATACTGGAACTGTAGTGCCAGGCCAAGCACCTGTAATTACTTGACTTCCGCCATACGGATGGCCACAACCTTCAATGGCTACTGTTTGACCTACTACAAAGATACCAGGATTTGCTAAAACTAATGTGGCCACGTTATTTTGTAATTGTGCGCCAACAACAGGTGCTTCGTTAAACCATAAATATTGTTTTAATAAATCTTCGGCAGTTTGGCAGACTTCTTCTACTGTTGCATCAGTATATAAACTACCAATACCTAAGTTAGCTCGTAACTCAGCTTTGGTAACATAAGTTGCTGCCATTTATCTGCCTTTCTAAAAAGCTCCTCTGGGGCTAGGGCTACTAAACCCCAGAGGATTATTAAATTAATTAACTTATTAGGTTAAGTTAAATCGACGTACGCCACCAGCAACTAATACGCCACAAGCTAGATAACCATAAAGCATGGTCTCAATTTCGCCTGATGTTGGGATGTTAGTGCTTAGACGTAGTGTTGGTGATTCGTAAATTGCTACAGATGATGGAACAACAATGAATGCTGACTCATCAATAGTTGTTGCAACTGCGTTTGAATCTACGTATAGATCAAGTCCTAAAACGTTGCCACGTAGTGATGTAGGTGCTGATTGTCCACCTGCGTTCATTGGTGCTGCAGCATTGTAAATTGGGCGACCTGTTGAATCAGTTGCGCCAAGTAGTAATGACCATTGTGATGTACCAGCAATATAACGTGTTGCTAGTTCACCTGTTGCAAGGTAAGCGGCTGGTGCTTCAGTTGATACGTATGAAATGATACCTGCTGAAGTTGCTGCTACTGCAGTTGCTTGTGTTCCGCCAGATGTTAATGCTGCAATTACGGCAGCATCTGTGGCCTTGTTATATGCACGTTGCATGTTATCAAGCATGGCCTGGAAGAATGATGGGTCTGAACGCTCTAATAGTTCTACTGAATAGCGTTGTAATCCTGCGTACTTGCCAACAGTTAGATTTACGTACTCGCTGACAATGCCAGTCTCAGATGGTGCGCCACCTTCTGCTGTGCTTGCAACTGTTCCAGATGTAGTGATCTTTGGTACTGAGATTGTCATACCAGATGCTGGAAGTGCACGTGATCCGATTGCATCAATAGCTGGACGTGATCCAATTAATGTATCTACAACTGTTGATACGTATTGTACTGGCTTGAATGCTGGGTTAGTTGTAAAGCTGTCATCTGCTGCTGTTAATACTTTTGCAGCCTCAGCTTCTGCATGCATTACCCACTCTGCTGACTCATGGTTGCCTAATTTGGCTTTGATTGAGTGTTGCAAAAATGATGCTTTTGAATTGATTGGTGATCGTGGTGTTGTATAAACAACACTTGAAATCGTTGGGCGAGCAGCTTCTACTGTAGGAGTAGCAGCCTCGACCTGTGTGCTTTGTGGCTCTGGTGCTTTATCTTCCACAATAGCCTCGCTTTCTGTTGATTGGTTAGTGTTTTCTGCTTCGTTTTCACTAGCAGCAACTTTATGTACATTGGCGTTAGCAAATGCTGGTGTCTCAACCAGGCTAACTTCTTTTAATACAGCTGATGTAACTTTGATGTAATTTTTCTCATTCTTAGATGCAATAACTTCTACGCCTACTGATAGGCCATCTACTAATTGTTCTTGTGCCAGGATTAATGCATCTTGTCCTTGCATACTAGCACTTACCTTAAACTGAGCATATATGCCATCTTCGGCTTCTTGATATTTTTGCATACGGCCTATTGGCTTTTCAGATTTGTGTTGCATAAGCATTTTAATTTTGCCTGGATCACCAATTTTGATAGATCCTTTTTCAAATACAACTGGGCCAGCTGAAGTATTGCCGATCTCGCCAAAAGGCACGATCTTGCCAGCAATTATTCTGCGCTCGCTGTCAGATGCTTCAACGTGGCTACTGAACGTAAGTATCATTTATTGACTCATTTCCTTCTGGTGTCATGTCTTCCATTTCTTTCGCTTGCTCAACATCAATTAAACCCAAAGCCAACATTTTTTCTATTGCTTCAAGTCGCTTCATTGTGTCTGCACGTAAGAATGATTCGTCTATGTTAAATCTAACTATATGGCCATTGGCTGTTATATCGTTCATGCTTAAACGATCTTCTATTGCGCAAATATATGGTTGTAATGAATATGCTACAAATTCTTTACGGCCATCTATAATGTTTTGATAAGTCATGCTGTTATTCATATCTGC